GAATGTGTACTAAAAAATGGACTTTGTCCAAAAGAAAAGAATTCGATAAAAGAAGACTTGAGATTTTGGAAAAGAAAAGTAAATCAAAAAAGAAGAAATTTTTAAACGTATTTTCATTAAAAAGAAAAAAATAAGGTGATGTTTTATGAATAATTCGTTTTTGTATGATTATCAAACAGAAGCTGTTAATAAAATGAAAAACGGTTGTATATTAAATGGTGGAGTTGGTTCTGGTAAATCTAGAACCGCTCTATACTATTATTTTAAAGAACAAGGTGGTAATATAACAGATAAATATATACCAATGAAAATTAGACCTAAAGATTTATATATTATAACAACAGCTAGAAAAAGAGATACTTTAGAATGGGAAAACGAATTAAATCCTTTTCTCATGTCTACAGACGAAAAACAATATAAAAGATATGGTAATCATATTTATATAGATAGTTGGAATAATATTAAAAAATATTCAGAAGTTAAAAACGCATTCTTTATATTTGATGAACAAAGAGTTGTTGGTTCTGGAGCATGGGTAAAAGCATTTCTTAAAATAACTAAATCAAACGATTGGATATTATTATCTGCTACACCAGGTGATACATGGTCTGATTATATTCCAGTATTTATAGCGAATGGATTTTATAAAAATAAAACAGAATTCGGACGTGAACATATTATATATTCTAGATTTACAAAATATCCTAAAATAGATAAATATATTAATACTGGAAAATTAATTAGATTGAGAAATAATATATTAATTGATATGGATTTTAAAAGACAAACTGTTTCTCATCATGAAGATGTTTATGTAAATTATGATAAAATAAAATTTAGAGATATAATGAGAACTAGATGGAATCCATTTACAAACGAACCTATACAACAAGCTAGTGAATTATGTTATTTATTAAGAAGAATTGTAAATGAAGATACATCTCGTATTATAGCTTTGATGGAGTTGTTAGAAAAATGTCCAAAAGCCATTATATTTTATAATTTCGATTATGAATTAGATATTTTGAGAAATTTGCATACAGAATATGGATTAGATGATGAAGTCGAAATAGCTGAATGGAATGGACATAAACACCAAGAGATACCAAAAGGATCACGTTGGTTATATTTAGTCCAATATACTGCCGGAGCAGAAGGTTGGAATTGTATAACGACTGATACTATTATATTTTACAGTCTTAATTATTCATACAAGATATTATCTCAAGCTTGTGGTAGAATAGATAGACTAAATACGCCTTATACAGATTTATATTATTATCATTTAAAAAGTCGTAGTGGAATAGATTTAGCTATAACTAGAGCGTTAAATGATAAAAAAACATTTAATGAAAGTAAATATTTAAAATGGTGATATAATGAATAATATAGAAATAAAATTTTGTGAAGAAAAAAGAAAACATCCAGGAAAATATAATCTATTAGAAATTAATAATATTTCTAATGATATAACTATATTACTTGGTCCAAATGGAACTGGTAAATCTTTATCATTAATGAATATAGAAGAAAATTGTAAAAATATTGATGATATAGAATGTATTAGATATTCTAATAATAATGAAGATATTGTAAAAAGAGGAGGATGGGATTGGGATCCTTATAAACTTGCTTGTGCTTTTCATTCTGAAGGTGAACGTATTTGTGATTCTTTTGAAGAATGGAGTCAACGCGTAATGTTAAATAAGGTTTTAAAATCATCTAATAATTTGATAATATTAACGGATGAAATAGATAGTGGTTTGTCATTAGATAGATTATATTATCAATTAAAACAATATTTATTCATTTTAGATAAAGAAAAAGAAAAAAACCCATCCCGAAAAATAAAATATGTTTTTACTTGTAATAGTTATGAGATGTTGGAAATTTTTAAAAATAGAAATGATGTTGATATTATATGGTTACCATCTAAGAAAAGAATCAAAATAAATTCTTATAATAAATTCAAAGAAAAATATATTGAATATGGAAAATATATGTTTAAATAAGGAGTGATTAAAATGTATGAAATAAAAATAATTAAAAAAGGAATTGAGCATCAAAATATAGGCGGAAAGGAATTTATAATAGATGAAAGAGTTACTAAAACTTTAAATCCTCATAAAATAGTATCTGAAGCAGAAAAAGGTAATTATGCATGTTCTAATTTTATAAAAAGAAGACATGATTTTGATGAAAATTTTCAATTAAAATTATATTATGGAAAAGTCGAAGGTCTTGGTTATATAATGGCTGAAGACGAATTTGAAAGAGAGGTTTAATATGGAACTTAAAATGGATGCTTATACTTTTGTTGCTATTGGTGTTATATGTATCACATTATATAATATATTAAAATTATTTATAATGGCTGATACAATAAAAAAAGGTTATGAAAAAGGTATAAAACCAAACGAATATACAAAAATAAACACAAAACAAAATAATAAAAAGAAAAAAGAGGAATAATATGGAAATATATGCTAAGTATACTATAAGAATTATTGATTTATTTTTATTAGTATCTGAAGGAAAACGTCTTCCTAGAGTTATAGAATATAATGGCATTAAATATACTAATATTAGTAATCATAATAATATTATTTATATAGCAGAAGATAATAAAAATTCAAATGTTATATTTAAAAAAATATTTTTATATCATCCAACAATGACAGATATGGAATATTTAAATAGTGAAGTAACTGTTTTAGAAAATTTCTAAGGAGGTAAATAATTTATGGATATTTTTAATAAAATAGTTCAATTTGATAAATATTGTGAAAAATGTTTATATTATGAAAAAGATCAAAGTGAATTTCCTTGTGATGATTGTTTGAGTAATCCGACAAATATAAATTCAAATAAACCAATATATTTCAAGGAAAAAGAAGAAACCGTACAACCAAAAAATATTAAGGAGGAAGAAAATGAAGGATAGTTATGAATTTGAAGTTATATGTAAAAATGCTATAATTAACTATGTAAACGAACATCTAGATAAAACAGATGGACATCAACATAGTATTGATATAAAAAACGTTTATGTTGTATGGATGAGTAAAACATTAGATCATAGTAAGGCATTATTAAGTACAACATTACCAGATGGAAAATACTACGAATGTACTTATAATGGAAGAAGAGATGAAATGTATTTAGATATTTATGTTAAATTAGAAAACATTTTAATACCAAGCAGTGAATTTAAAAGAACCGTTGAAATGGAGGAAGAAAATGAAAGTAATGATTAGTCAACCTATGAATGGTAGAAAAGACGATGACATTAAAAAAGAAAGAGATGAAGTAATAAATAAATTAAAAAAGATGCATATAGATGTAGTTGATACTTTTTTTGAAGATGAAGTATTAGGTGTTGATAGAGCTGATATTTATTTATTAAGTAAAGCTATATATAAAATGTGTGAAGCTGATGCTGTATTATTTATAGGCGATTGGCAAAACGCTAGGGGTTGTAGAGTTGAACATTTAGTTGCAAAAAGTTATAATATAAAATGCTTATATGAAGATTTTTTAAATACAGACAATGATGACGAACCAGTAGATTATAAAAACGTTCGTATAACATGTATACAAAGTAATGATGATCACGCATTAGATGCAACAAGACACGTATTTATGTAAAAAAAAGGAGATAAAGATGAGAAAAAATAAATATATGGATAGATTTCATAAATTAGATGTAATGAATTTAAAATATAGATCAAGATGTAAATGTGGACATTCTGTATGCAACGCGCCAGGGTTTAAAAAGGAATATATAATATGTAATTGGTGCGGTAGTAGAATTTATAAAGATCCAAAGAAACAAGATGAATATGATAAAAGAACCGCTAAAAACGAGTTCGCATATGAATTACGTAAATCCATAGATGAATTACATGATAGGGAGATTAGAAAAATGAACGAAAATAAAAAAAGAAAAAGGACACCACAGATTCATACAAAACGTTTCAAAGATAATAATAGTTATTTCGATTTTTTATCAAAACACGATGTTAATGTTATAACTGTAGAATTTGGAGATAACGGTTACATACGAATTCAATTTCATAAAAAACAAGGAAGACCTAAAAAGAAAAAAGAAAATAATTTACAATATAAATTTAAAATAAAAAATAATCGTAGTAAATTTTTTTAATAGGTTTTACATATGACTGGTAAAGAAATTAAAAAAACCGATGTTATGAAACTTGTTACTAGGTTGTTTGAAATTGATTCTAAATTATGTCCAGAAACAGCTATGGATGTAGTTGAATATAATGTTATAATTGAAAAAATATGGGATATGATCAGTGACGATAAAAAAGAAATGACAGAAAAATCAAAAGGGAGGGTACGTACAAAATGAATTTTTTAGATTTTATATTAATTCTTGTTATAGTTATGATATTTGTTATAACAGTGATAATAATTGTAGATTGCATACGTAAAAAAGAATTTGAATGTATTACACCTATCATGATAGCTTGGTTAATGTTAACTTTCTTTTTTATATCACCTTTTATTGTTATGGATAAATATACAGGATATGTAACTGGTCGAATAATAGATATTAGTAATAATTATTTCGAAACAACTAATATTAAATTTCAATTAGAAAATAAAAAAATTATAGATCTATGTGTTGAAGATATAAACGTTGTTAGAAATTTAGAAAATATATATAAATATAATAAAAATCAAAAAATAGATCTAATATATAATAAAAGAGTGGGTTTATATAGTACTGGAAAATGTCATAAAGCACCTATAAACGGTATAGGAATATATGAAAACCATTAAAATTCTGCCCACTTTTAAGTTTAAAAAATGGGCGTCTGCCCACTTTTGTTTTAAAATATTTTAAAAAATTTAAAAAGATTATCAATAAACCCGGGCAAAAGCCCACTTTTGAAAAAAAAGTGTCCACGCGCTAGCCCTTGATATATAAGGGTTCGCGCTATTTCTGCCCACTTTCCCACTTTTTTTTATTAATTCATTTAAAATTAAAAAATATGCACTATATGCATAAAATATAAAAAATATAAAAAGTAGTAAATAAAAGTGGGCATTTGACCAAAATATAAAAAATGGAGGTATTTATGGAAAGTATTAAAATTTATGAAACATGGGCTAACGAAACTATAACTAAATTCCAAACAATAGTATATTTTTCTACAGATAAATATAGACCTACTGTGTCTCAAGAATTAAATATATTAATGAGAAGATTATATTATAATTCTAATGGTGATTTAATAAAAGAAGAATATCCTTATAGAGATTCGTTAAAAGAGGAAAATGAAAATGTTGAAGATAATAGATGATCAAGGTAGAAATGTTATTAAAAATATTATAGACCATACATCATTAACTGAAAACAATATACGTAAAATAAAAACAATAGGATATGATCAAGTTCTAATAGAGGATAATAAGGGTTGTTTAATAATATATGACATGATTTTAGAAACATCTAGAAAAATAAATAAAACACCAAATTTTAAAAAAGAATTAGGTGAAAGAATAAAAACTATAATGACAAGAAAATTATGTACAGAAAAAGATTTAGCTAATAAATTAAAAATTAGTCAGTCTACTATTAGTAGATATTTAAAAGGACAAACTATGCCGAATATAATAACATTAAAAAAAATAGCAGATGTTTTAAATTGTTATATCGATGATTTCTTTTATAATAGATTTTAATTTTTTATATTCGCGTAAAAAACATGCCCTTTTATAGAGAGAAAGAGGAATATATACATCGGTTGTTTACTATAATTATTTAATTATAATTATTTTAAACACATCCTCTTTTTATTTTTGATTTTGAAAGGAGATTGCATAAAATGAAAGAAACAAAATTCCAATCAAAATTAAAAGAAGAAATAAAAACTTTGTTACCAGGTTGTATAATAACAAAATTAGATGCAAATGATATTCAAGGTATACCTGATTTATTAATATTATATAAAAATAAATGGGCTACACTTGAAAATAAAAGGAGTGAAAAAGCTCATAAACAACCTAATCAAGAATATTATGTTAATAAAATGAATAATATGTCTTTTTCAAGATTTATATATCCAGAAAATAAAGATGAGGTTTTGAATGAGTTAGTTAAAAAATTAAAAAAATAAGATATGTGAAAGGGTGTTAAAAATGATATTCAATAAGCATGATAATTTGGAAGGGTTACATGCACCATTTGGTGCTAGTAAATCAAGTTGGCTTAGATATGATGATAAAAAAGCGGTTGAAGTTTATAATGCTTTAAAAGCAAAAGAAATGGGTACTGTTTTACATGATTGGGCTAGACAAACTATATTGTTAGGAATAAAACAACCGAGATCTAAGAAAACTATATATAATTATGTTAATGATGCTATAGGATTTAAAATGTCTCCTGAAGTAGTTTTATTTTATTCAGAATATTTTTTTGGTACTGCTGATACTATTTGTTTTAGAAATAATGTATTAAGAATACATGATTTAAAAACAGGGACAATTCCTGCAAAAATGGAACAGCTTGAAATATACGCTGCTTTGTTTTGTTTAGAATATAAAATAAAACCTATAGATATTGATATAGAATTAAGAATATATCAAAATGATGAAGTATTAGTTCATAACCCATCTCCTGAAGATATAACAAATATAATGAATAAAATAATTCATCTTAATAAAATTCTTATAGATAACGAAGGGAGGATGTGATTATGAATAAAATAGCTGAAGAAATATCTTCATATTATGGTTCTCATGAAATGTCAGAAGATGAATTTCTACAGCATTACGGTGTTGGGCATCTTCATGGTGGACATTCAGGTCGTTATCCATGGGGAAGCGGAAAAGATGATTACCAACATTCAGTAGATTTTTTAGGAAGAATTGCACAATTAAGAAAAAAAGGTTGGAAAGAAACTCCTGAAAATATAAGAAAAGAATTTGATCTATCAGTTAAAGAATATCGTATGGAGAAAACATTATGTAGTAATGAAAGAAGAATCCAACAAGTAGCTAGAGTTGAAACTTTAAAAAGAAAAGATTTTAGTAATAATAAAATAGCACGTGAACTTGGTATAAATGAATCAACTGTAAGATCTTTATTAAATGAAGATTCTAAAAGAAGAATGGAAGAAGCTAAAAACACTGCTGAATATTTAAAAAAGAGAGTGGAAAAAGATAGAATGATTGATGTTGGTGTTAATGCTGAAATTGGTCCACCTTTAAATATTTCTAGAGAAAAATTAGATACAGCTTTATACATGTTACAAAGTCAAGGTTATGGAGTTTATAGTAATCGTATACCACAACCGACTAATAAAAACAATCAAACAACTCAAAAAGTTTTATGCGCTAAAGATATTAAACCACCAGAAGGAAAAAGCGTACCTAAAGAAATATATGAGTATGATAAAATAAAATCATTAAATCCATATATATCTAGAGATAACGGTATAACTTTTGAGAAAAAATTTAATTATCCGGCTAGCATGGATTCTAAAAGAATGATGGTCCGTTATGCCGAAGATAAAGGTCCTGATGGTATAACTGGTGATCAAAAAGATGGTTTAATAGAAATAAGAAGAGGTGTACCAGATCTTAATTTAGGAGAATCTAGATATGCTCAAGTTCGTATATTAATAGATGGAACTCATTATGCTAAAGGTATGGCTGTTTATTCTGATGATATGCCAGATGGTATTGATGTTATATTTAATACTAATAAAAAATCAGGAACTCCAATGAAATCATCTGATAAAAATGCAAAACAAGTTTTAAAACCAATAAAAAATGATCCAGAAAATCCTTTTGGTTCAGCTATAAAAGATGCTGACCAAGGCGGGCAATATTTTTATGATTCTAAAACCGGTGAGATAATACCAGGATCAAGTAAAAACCAAAATAAAAAATTAGGATTAATAAATAAAAGATCGGATGAAAGAGATTGGCATTCTTGGAAAGATACATTACCATCTCAATTTTTATCAAAACAATCTAAATATTTGGCTAAGAAACAATTAGATTTAGCAAAAGCTGATAAAATAGCAGAGTTTGATGAGTATAAGCATTTAACAAACCCTACTATTAAAAAATATTATTTAGAAAAATTTGCACAATCTTGTGATAAAGCAGCGGTTGATTTAAAAGCTGCGGCATTACCAGGACAAAAATATCACGTTATAATACCAGTTAATACTTTAGGTGATAATGAAATATATGCTCCACAATATAAAGCAGGCACTAAACTTGCTTTAATAAGATATCCGCATGGTGGTAGATTTGAGATACCTATATTAACAGTTACTGATAAGAATCCTTTAGCTAAAAAGATAATAGGTCCCGATAGTATAGATGCTGTTGGTATAACTAAAAAAGTAGCAGAACAATTATCAGGTGCAGATTTCGATGGCGATACAGTAATGTGTATACCAACACATGATAGAAAAGGTAAAGTAAAAATACTAAACGATAAACCTTTAGATGGACTAAAAAATTTTGACAATAAAATGTACCAATATGATGAACCACCAAAAACAGATAAAGATGGTACTGTTCATTATTATAGAAATGGTAAAGAATTTAAAGTAATGAAAAATACAGATAATCAAATGGGTGTCATCTCAAATCTTATAAGTGATATGACATTACAAGGAGCCACTAAAGATGAATTAGCCAGAGCTGTTAGACATTCTATGGTTGTTATAGATGCAGAAAAGCATAAATTAGATTATAGAGCTAGTGAAATAGAAAATGATATAGCCTCTTTAAAACAACGATATCAAATGAGTGTTGATAAAGATGGTAATGTTAAATATGGTGGAGCTTCTACAATCGTATCAAGAGCTAAAGGTGAAATAAATGTTCCAAAACGTAAGGGACAACCAAGAATAAACCAAAAAGGTAAAGATTGGTATGATCCAAGTAAACCAGAAGGAGCGCTTATATATAATACAACAGATTTAAAAGATTTATATTATGCTGATAGTACATTAGATAAAAAGACAGGCGTTAGAACTCTAGTAACAACATCTGGTAAATCTATAAAATATAATGTAAAAGATGCTGGAGATCGTGAAAAGTATACCCCTGTAATGCATATAAATGAAAAGACGGGGGCAGTATCATTTACTAATAAAGATGGAAGTATATCATATCGTAAGAAGATGCGTACCACAACTAGTACTCGTATGGCAGAGGTGGAGGATGCTAAAGATTTAATGTCTAACCCAAACCATCCATATCCTATGGAAGTATTATATGCTGATTATGCTAATAGTATGAAGGCCCTAGCCAATAGTGCACGTAAGGAAATGATATACACAAAGTCTATACCTAATAACCCTAATGCTAAAAAGGTATATGCTAAAGAGGTATCAGAACTTAACGCCGCTCTTAATATAGCTAAAAAGAATAGTCCTATGGAAAGACAAGTTTTAAGATCTAGTAATGTAGAGATAGATGAAAGAAAACGTTTGGATCCTTATATGAAACCGTCCGACGAACGTAAGTTAGCACAACGTACTGTTACTAAATATCGAAACGAGTTAGGAACTATAGCAAGAAGAGATAGAGCTATTGTTATAACTGATAAACAATGGTCTGCTATACAGGCTGGTGCAATTAGTGAGAATAAACTTAAAGAAATATTAAAGTATACTGATGCTGACTCATTAAGAGAAAGAGCAATGCCAAAACAACGTAAATCACTTAATCAAGCACAAATAAATAGAATTAAAAGATTAGCTGATTCTAACTTTACTTTACAACAAATCGCTGATAAGATGAATGTTTCAACATCAATGATTTCATATTATTTGAAAGGAGAATGATTATTAAATGGAAAGAAGATTTACGATCACAACAATTGATAATCCTTTTAATCCTTTTGATGATTTCAATTCTTGGTTCTTATTCGATATAGAAAAAGGTTATTATACTTGCTCTAAACTTGCAAGATTAACAAATGTTTCTGAAGGAATGACAGAAAAAGAAGAAATTAATGAAGTTGAAAGAGCGATTGAAAGATTAATTGAGTTAGATCCGCTTGATATTTATAGAAAAATAGAGAAAAATGAAGAAGTAAGGGTTGTTAAACCCACTATTGAGACTAAAAAGGCATCGTAGGGGGGTCTCGAAAAACACACCCCCCGCCCACATCGCGGCGGCCTTTTAAAATTCCCCGGAGGAAATTTTTGAAAAAACATTTCTGTTATATTTAACTATTTAAACGATCTTGTGAGCATCACTTAAAGTGGCTTATAAGATTCACTCCTTAAAAGTGTATTAATATAAATATATATAGTTCCAGTAATAAGTATAAACCCCCTTTCAAATTATACTAAGACTAAATTATTATCTAATAATTGACATAATCACATATCAAGAGTTTTCAAAGTTTGACAAATAACCATACTTATAATATCTTATAAGTCACTTTAAGTGATGTTAAAGTTATATAGTTTGTATTATAAAACTTAAGAAAGGAGTAATAAAATATGGCTAAAGTAAAAACTGTTAAAGCGGATACTAAAAAAATAAGACCTGCTTTAACACCTGAGGCTAGAGAAAATCAATTAATATATTTAGCTACTGATTTAGCAGAACAACAACTACGTGATGGTACAGCATCTTCTCAAGTGATTACTCATTATCTTAAGTTAGGAACTACCAAAGAAAAAATAGAAAGAGAGATTCTGGAAAAACAAAAAGATTTATTAGTTGCTAAAACAGAAGCTCTACAATCAGCAAAACATATAGAAGAATTATACGCTAATGCTATATCAGCAATGAGAAAATATAGCGGACATGAAAATGAAGAGGAAGACGAATGAAATTAAAAACATATTCGGAATTAATACAACTAAAAACTTTTAAAGAACGTTTCGAATATTTAAAATTAAATGGGAATGTTGGTGAAGAAACCTTCGGTTTTGATAGATATTTAAATCAAAAATTCTATTCATCAAAAGAATGGAAAGATTTAAGAAATTATATAATCACAAGAGATAATGGTTGTGATTTAGGTATACCTAATAAAGAAATATATGATAAAGTATTAATTCATCATATGAATCCTATAAACACAAAAGATATAATAGACAGAACGGATATTCTTTTAAATCCTGAGTATCTTATAACTATCTCGAATAGAACTCATAATGCTATCCATTATGGAGATGAAAGTTTAATAGAAGAACCTATTGATAGATTCAAAAACGATACATGTCCTTGGAAAAAATAAGGAGGGATTTTATATGAGTAAAAAAAGAAGTAAAAAAAATAAAGGAGTGAAAAATATGGAAGAAAAAATAATAACTGAAGAACCAGTTGAAGAAATGGTTGAAGAAGTAGCTGAAGAACCAGTTGAAGAAATGGTTGAAGAAGTAGCTGAAGAACCAGTTGAAGAAATGGTTGAAGAAGTAGCTGAAGAACCAGTTGAAGAAGGTGTTGTTATGCCAATTCTTCTAAATGTTAGAAACTTAGCAAATAAAGAATCAGAAATAGTTCGTGTTTTAAATAAAAATGATAAAGTTAAAATAATTGGTACTGAAAATGATTTCTTTATTGTTGAGTTAAGTGATGGTCTTATTGGTTATTGCGTAAAAGATTTTATAGCAAGGAATAATTAAAGAATAAGAGGTGTTATAATGGAACCAGAAATAAAAGAAAATGATAGTATATTATTAAACATTAAAAAACTTCTTGGTATACTACCAGAAGAAAAATCATTTGATACTGATATTATAATATATATTAATTCCGTATTTAATACTTTATCTCAATTAGGAGTAAATACTAATAATGCTAAGATAAAAGATAATAATGATACATGGTCTGATTTTTATTCAAACGAAGATGATGAATATATAGATTTAATAAAAACATATATATATTTAAAAGTAAGATTATTGTTTGACCCACCTTTGAATTCATCTATATTAAACTCATTTAAAGAAACTATTAATGAATTAGAATGGCGTTTAAATATAAACGATAAAAAGGAATCTTAATATGTCATTTATTATTGGTATGTTTATCGGCTCTTTTATAACTATGTTTATTATGTGTGCATTCATCATAAACAAGGGTCAATAATGCGAGATATAACAAAACTAATGATCGTTAAATATAATTTGTTAGAATTGAAATATGATTTTATGGGTTATAGTTTTAATAAAGAAAATGATTTATCATTTCATCATTTAATAATACCACATAGATTATGTAAAATACAAAATATAGAAGATGAGGGATATGTGGAATGGAACGGTGCTATATTAAGACAAAATACTGCTCATAATTATTTACATATAATTGAACGTTATAATAGAGAAATGTTCGATGCTATAACTAATTATATGATCGAAGAAAATAAACAAGGTTATATTGATGATAAACATTTATTATTAATTGATGACATATTATGTCAGTTTGAAGAAAAATATAATGAAGCTACAACCAAACGTGGTAAACGTTTAATACGTAAAGAATATAAAAATAGAATAACAAGATAAAGGAGGATTAATAATGAAAGATGAAGAATTAATCCATTATGGCGTAGGACATTTACAAGGCGGTCATTCGGGTCGTTGGCCATGGGGAAGTGGAAAATATAAAAATAGTGATGGCTCTTTAAATTCTAAAGGTATAAGAAAAGCTAAGAAATTAAAGAATCAATACAAAATGTTAACTGGTAAGAAATTAAAAGGAAAAATACCAGAACCTCCAAAAGAAATAAATAGAAGAACTGTTAGAAAAATGTCTGATAGTGATATAAATAATAGAATAAATAGACTTCAAAATGAACAAAGATTATTAAATTTACAAAGTGCTAGAGATAGTGGTAAAAAGAAATTTATGAAATCTTTAATGAATAATGTTATAGTACCTGGGGCAACAAGAGCCGGTGCTAATTTGGTCGAAAAGATCATATTTAAGAAAGGTTCAGAAGCTTTAGGTTTATATACAAAAGATGCTAATAGTATGATGAAAGATGAAATAAACAAAATGAAAACTATTAATGAATATAAAAAAACAGAAGATATTTTTTCTAAAACAGCTAACAGTTATGGATATGAATATAGAAAAAAAGGAAAAGATTATTTCGAAAATCTTTATAAATAATTAATATGTTATCTAATAGAGCAATTCCAAAATATTATAATGAATTTAGAAATTCTGTAATGAAGGGTGAAATACCAGTGTGCGAAACTATTTCTATGGAAATGAATAGAATAGACGCATTAGTTGATAATCCTGGTATATATTATGATGATCAAGCAGTAGAGGGCTTTATTAAATATTGCGAAAGTGAGTTGACACTAACTGATGGTGAAGATTTATATCTTTTAGATTCTTTTAAATTATGGGCTGAACAATTATTTGGTTGGTATTATTATGTAGAAAGAAGCGTATATGAACCATCAAAAGATGGACATGGTGGAAGATATGTAAATAAAAGAATTAAGAAAAGATTAATTAATAAACAATATCTAATAGTACCGAGAGGGGCTGCTAAATCTCAGTATGAATCTTATATACATAGTTATTTTCTCAATGTTGATACTAGTACCACACATCAAGTACATACATCACCTACAATGAAACAAGCCGAAGAAGTGTTATCTCCAATAAGAACTTCTATAACCAGATCTAGAGGACCATTGTTTAAATTTTTAACAGAAGGTTCTATAAATAATACAACTGGATCTAAAGTAAATAGAGTTAAATTGGCTTCAACAAAAAAAGGTATAGAAAATTTCTTAACCGGATCTTTATTGGAAATAAGACCAATGACAGTTGATAAACTTCAAGGTCTAAACAGTAGGATAAATACAGTTGATGAGTGGTTATCTGGTGATATAAGGGAAGATGTTATAGGCGCATTAGAACAAGGTGCTTCTAAAAATGATGATTACTTAATCATAGCTGTTAGTTCAGAAGGTACAGTTCGTAATGGTCCTGGTGATACAATCAAAATGGAATTAATGGATATTCTTAAAGGCGAATATATAAATCCGCATGTATCAATTTTTTGGTATAAATTAGATTCGATAGATGAAGTCGGACAACCAGATATGTGGATTAAAGCCAATCCAAATCTTGGTAAAACTGTTAGTTATGAAACATATCAATTAGATGTGGAAAGAGCCGAAAAAGCTCCAGCTACAAGAAATGATATATTAGCTAAAAGATTTAGTATACCAATGGAAGGTTATACATATTTCTTTACATATGAAGAAACTCTTCCTCATAAAAAAAGAGATTATTGGGAAATGCCTTGCTCTCTTGGTATAGATTTATCACAAGGTGATGATTTCTGTTCGTTTACATTTTTGTTTCCATTACCAAGAATGGCTTTTGGTATAAAAACAAGAAATTATATTAGTGAAAGAACACTAATGAAATTACAACCAGCGATGAGAGTTAAATATGATCATTTTATAAGAGAAGGTAGTTTAATAGTGATGCCTGGAACAGTTTTAGATATGATGTCTGTATATGATGAATTAGAAAACCATATAATGGAACGTGGATATGATGTTAGATCTATCGGTTATGACCCTTATAATGCAAAAGATTTTATAGATAGATGGGAAAAAGAAAATGGACCATTTGGTATTGAAAAAGTTATACAAGGAGCTAAGACGGAATCTGTTCCATTAGGTGAACTGAAGAAAATGGCAGAAGATCGTTTATTGTTATTTGATGAGGAACTTATGACATTTACAATGGGAAATTGTATAACACTAGAAGATACAAATGGTAATAGAAAATTATATAAAAAACGTTATGATCAAAAGATAGACGCTGTGGCGGCAATGATGGATGCTTATGTGGCGTATAAAAATAATCGTGATGCTTTTGAATAACTATAGGAGGTAAATAAAAGATGTGGAAATATCAACAAACAAATGATATGTTTATAAAACATTCCGATCCTGAATTATATCACTCAGATACTTATCTAGGTAAAGATTTTTCAGATGGAATTAAACATTGGAAATATATAAAAAGAGAAAGAAAAAATGGTCGATGGGTTTATTATTATAAAGATGATAAATTAAATAAGTTAGAAAAAGACTATCTTAAAGCTCGTAGTAAATGGGAATCTTATGAACATCCAATAAACATTAATGGATTTAAAACAACATATTATAAAAGAAGTGAAGATAAAGCTCGTAAAAAAGCAGAGAAAAAAATGGATAGTATAGGTTCTGAATATTCTTATAATAAACTTATAAGTACAAGAAGAGAAAAGAAATATAAACCCATTATTAAGACTTTAAATTTTTCTAGTAAAACGATCGCTAAAGGTAAAAAGTTTTTTAAATCATTATTTAAATAATATAAAAAGGAGGATTCAAAATGGAAAATAATATAGGCTCAAGATTCAGAAAAGCTTGGAACGCCTTTTTTAATTCTGGTCGTCCTGCAATAGATTATTATAGTGGGTCATATTATCGTCCAGATAGAATCAGGTTAACTAGAGGTAATGAACGTTCTATAGTAACTTCTATAATTAATAAAATAGCATTAGATGTTGCTTCTATTAATATAAATCATTGCAAGTTGGATAAGGATAAAAGATACGAATCTATTATAGAGTCTTCACTTAATAATTGTTTAAGTTTAGAAACAAACATAGATCAAACATCTAGAGCTTTTATACAGGATGCTGTTATGTCAATGCTTGATGATGGTGTTGTTGCTCTTGTTCCGATTGATACATCAGTAGATCCTAGAGAAACAAATTCTTATGATATATTGACAATGCGTACTGGTAAAATAATAAGTTGGTATCCAAATGATGTTAAAGTAAGTGTTTATAATGATAGAATAGGTAAAAGACAAGAAATTGTTGTAAATAAATCTAATACTGCTATAATAGAAAATCCATTATATGCTGTAATGAATGAACCAAATTCAACATTACAAAGACTTACTAGAAAATTAGTTTTGTTGGATAGTATAGACGAACAAAGTAGTTCTGGTAAACTAGATCTTATTATACAATTACCATATGTAGTTAAATCGGAATTAAGAAAAAAACAAGCCAACGAAAGAAGAAATGAGATAGAACGTCAATTAACAGGATCTAAATATGGTATAGCATATACTGATGGTACTGAGAAAATTACACAATTAAATAGACCAGTTGAAAATAATCTAATGAAACAAATTGAATATTTAACGAGTATGCTTTATGGCCAGTTAGGTATTTCGCAGTCCGTTTTAGATGGAACAGCTGATGAAAAGACTATGAACAACTATTTCACTAGAACAATTGAACCTATTATTTCTGCAATCGTAGATGAAATGAATAGAAAATTCTTAACAAAAACAGCTAGAACACAAGGACAAAAGATATTATTCTTTAGAGATCCATTTAAATTAATACCTGTTGATCAAGTAGCAGAAATGGCTGATAAGTTTACAAGAAATGAAATTCTTACATCTAATGAAGTTAGACAAATAATAGGTAGAAAACCATCTAGTGATCCAAAAGCTGATCAATTAGTCAATAGTAATATTTCTCAACCAAAAAGTAATGAACCTGGAAATTCAGATCCGTTAGCACCAATATTAGAAAAGGAGGAAAATCAAAATGGAGTATGATTTCAGCGGATGGGCTACCAGAAACAATATTAAATGTTCTGATGGTAGAACGATCATGAAAGATGCATTCAAACAAAATGATGGTCAAAAAGTACCATTGGTTTGGAATCATCAACACGATGATCCTAACGAAGTGTTGGGACATGCTGTGTTAGAAAACCGTGATGAAGGTGTATATGCTTATTGTAAGTTTAACGACACTGAATCTGGTAAAACCGCAAAATCCTTAGTTCTTAATGGCGATGTTGATAAATTATCTATATATGCTAACAAGTTAAGATCCGAAATGAATAATGTAATTCATGGATGTATCAGAGAAGTTAGTCTAGTTCTTGCTGGAGCTAATCCCGGAGCTTTTATTGATTCTGTAATATCACATAGTGAAACAGGAGAAGATGAAGAAGAAGGAGTAATATATACTGATGAATTTATCAGCATTGAACATAGTGATACTGAAGATGGAGGTGAAAATGTGACAGAAAATAATAAAGAGAATGTCGCTGATGAAAAACAAGATGATAACGAACAAGATGAAAAAGAAGAAAAACAAGATGATAATGAACAAGATGAAAAAGAAGAAAAACAAGATGATAACGAACAAGATGAAAAAGAAGAAAAACAAGATGATAACGAACAAGATGATGAAATTAGTCATGCTGATGAAGAATCTAATAAGACTGTAGAAGAAGTATTTGATTCTTTAACAGATTCCCAAAAAGATGTTGTATATCTTTTATTGGGAGTAATAGATGATGGCGGAAAAATATCTGAATTAGATGAAGAAGCCAAAAATTCTATTAAAGAAAGTCTTGAATCTATGAACGAAGATCAAAAGAATGCTGTATATAGCATAGTTGGTACTGCGTTAGAAGATTCGGATGGAAATAAAACAGAAGAAAATAAAAAAGAAGGAGAGGATTCAAATATGAAACATAACGTTTTCGACAAAGAAACAAAGGACCAAGTATTAGCTCATTCAGAATTTGCAAACAAAGCTATAGCTGATGCTAAAAGATTTGGCTCAATGAAAGAAAGTTTCTTAGCTCATGCTGATGAAGAAGGATTAACATGGGAAGAAGCTAATGATTTCAGTATTCTATTCCCAGATGCTGTAAATCTAAATAAAGAACCATATATGGTTGAAAAGGACAATAGCTGGGTTGCTAAAGTTATGTCTGATGTAAAACATTCACCTTTCTCAAGAGTTAAAAATACTCTAGGAAGAATGGATGAACCTACTGCAAGAGCAAAAGGTTATATTAAGGGAGACAAGAAAACTAATATTTCTATGTCTGTATTAAATCGTGTTACTACTCCAACTACTGTATATATCAAGAATGATATCGATAGAGATGACGTTATTGATATTACAGATTTCGACGTAGTTGCATGGCAAAAGAAAGAAATGCGTAAACAACTTGATAAAGAATTAGCTTTAGCTATGTTATTAGGTGATGGTAGAGACGTTTCTGACAGAAATAAAATTAATGAACAAAACATTAGACCAGTTGTATCAGATGATGATATGTATACTATCAAATATACTGTTACACAAGGTAGAGATTATGAAATAACTGATAATAGTTATTCAGAAAATGATTCTAAAACTAAAGGAATTATTCGTGCTGCTATTAAAGCTCGTAAAGAATATAAAGGTTCTGGAAAACCAACATTCTATACTACAGAAGACGTTCTTAATGATATGCTATTAATTGAAGATTTAAATGGTAGAGTAATTTATGAATCTGTTGATAAATTAGCTACTGCTTTAAGAGTTAAAGAAATAGTTACTATTCCAGAAATGGAAAGTCATACTGATATTTATGGTATAATTGTTAACATGAATGATTATACAGCTGGTGCTGATAAAGGTGGATCAGTTAATATGTTCGATGATTTCGATATAGATTATAACCAAATGAAATATTTAATTGAAACTAGAATGTCTGGTGCTTTAACTGTACCTAAAGCTGCTATCGTTCTTAAGAAAGCAGCTGCTTCTCAAGTAGCAGAAGGATAATATTATATGAATAAATATATAGAACAAGCATCCGATATCAATGTTGAAGGTATAGAGTTTTATGTTTCAGGAGATGGTTATGTTTATATAGATAAAGAGTTTACTAAAAAAGCTTCTTTTAGTTTATTAAAACATTCTTTTGAAATGAATGACGTTGTTATTATAGATAACGATATTATTTGTAGACCTGTGAATATGGATGTAAAAGATGACGAAATAGTATTATCATATATTTTTATATCAGGAGATCCTTTAACTATTACACCAAAAAATATAAAATCAGCTAAAATAGTTAGTATTATAACTGATACTGAGATAGCTGTTGATGAAGATTTATTCGGTAAAGTTGTTTCTGATCTACAAAGTAATATAGAAATAAAATCTAATGAAATAACAGGAACATTAAATTATGTAAGTAATTATACAGGATTTAGTTCAAAACCAGAAGAACAATCTGGAAATTATCTTGTTATACATAATAGTTCTAATTCAGAAGAAGATATTTATGTTGAAGTTATAGGTGGTTATTCTGGTCCTGTTAAATTAGATTCAGACGGTTTAATTGTATTAAGAATAGCTAATAATGATCAAAAAATAAGAGTTACAGTTGGCGAAGATTTCAAAGAATATTCTTTGAAAAATTTAGTTTTATTGTCTGAAGAATAATATAAGGAGGAATTCAAAATGGCAAAATTTAGTGGAAAAATAGGTTTCTTAGATACCATAGAAACTAAACCTGGTATCTGGGAAGACCAACTTTTAGAAAAAACTTATTATGGCGATATAGTAAGAAATATCAGTAGATGGGAATCGTCTAATAATATAAATGGTTCTATAGCGTTAAATAATAGTTTTAGCATTGTTGCCGATCCATATGCCAAAGAGAATTTCCAAAAAATGAGATATATATGTTATTTAGGTGTTAAATGGAAAATAGAAAATATAGAAGTTCAATATCCTAGATTAATATTAACAATAGGAGGCGAATATAATGAATGAAAATAAGAGATTAATAGTTCAAACTAAATTAGAGGAATTATTAGGGTCTCGTAAAGTTTATTATCAGCCTCCTGAAAATTTAAAAATGGAATATCCATGTATACGATATTCTAGAGGCGGCATATCTAATCATCATGCTGATGATATTAATTATATTGGCAAAACAAGATATGATATAGTCGTTATCGATAAAAGTCCTGATAATGATGTTATAGGGAAAATATTAGAATTACCATTAAGTTCCTATGATCGTCATTATATATCAGATGGTTTACATCATGATATAATAACTTATTACTATTAAAAAAGAAGGGAGAATAGAATATGTCAAAATTAAAATGGGATCAAGTAGGAGAAAGACTTTATGAAACAGGTGTAAGTAAAGGTGTTCTTTATCCTAAAACAGCTCAAGGAGCATATGGAAAAGGTGTTGCTTGGAATGGTCTTACATCAGTAAACGAAAGTCCAAGTGGAGCAGAAGCTACTCCTTTGTATGCAGATAATATAAAATATCTTAACCTACTATCTGCTGAAGAATTTGGAGCTACTGTAGAAGCTTATACTTATCCAGATGAATTTGCAGCTTGTAATGGTGAATTAGAATTAGGAACAGGAGTTAATGTAGGTCAACAAAAACGTTCTTCTTTTGGTTTATCTTATCAAACTAAAATCGGAAATGATGTTGATGGAGAATATGGTTATAAAATTCATATAATCTATGGAGCATTTGCTGCACCATCAGAAAAAGCTTATGCTACTGTAAATGATAGTCCTGAAGCTATCACATTCTCTTGGGAATTAACAACAACACCTGTTGAAGTTCCTGGAATGAAACCAACTGCTTCTATCACTATTGATTCTACTAAAATTGATCCAGATAAATTAGCTGCAATAGAAGCACTTCTATATGGTAGTGAAAATGAAGATGCTGAATTACCAACACCAGCTAAACTTATTTCAATTATAGAAGGAAAAGAAGTTTCATCAATTGCTGTTACTACAGCACCAACTAAAGTAACTTATACTGTTGGAGAAGATTTCGACCCAACAGGAATGGTTATTACAGCTACTTATTCAGATGCATCTACAGCTGTTGTAACTAATTATACAGTTTCACCTAGTGAAGGATTACAAACAACTGATACTGCTGTAACTATTAGTTATACTAGTGGTGGTGCAACTAAGACTGCTACTCAAGCTATAACTGTTAATGCTGCTGGGTAATATATAATAATTATATAATAAGTGTTCTATTAAAAGGAGTTGTACTTTAAAACTACAGCTCCTTTTTTTTTAATAAAAATTTGAAAGGATGATATGATTATGTTAAAAAAAAGTATAAAATATACAGATTATAATGGAGTTGAAAGAGAAGAGGATTTCTTATTTAACTTAACAAAAGCTGAACTAATGGAAATGCAAATGAGTACTAATGGAGGATTAGATGAAATGATCGCTGCTTTAGTTCGCTCACAAAATATGCCAGAAATTATTAGAATTTTTAAAGAAATAATTCTTAAGGCTTATGGAGAAAAAAGTTTAGATGGTAAACGTTTTATAAAAGTTGATGAAAATGGTAGACAATTATCTTTAAATTTCTCACAAACTGAAGCATTTTCAAATTTATTTATGGAATTAGCTACAGATTCAAAAGCTGCTGCTGATTTTATTAATGGTATAGTTCCTTCTGATGTGGATGTACCAGAAGATAGAAAAAGAGAATTAGCTGAACAAATTTTCGGATCTAAAAATATACCAGAAGGAATTGTAGAAACTAAAGTGGAAGAAACAAAAGTAGAAGAAAATAAATAATAATTGAGAGGTGGGAGAATGCTAAAAATAACAATACCAGCGAGGGAAATGTTTAATGAAGAAACACAAGAATTTTTTACAATAAAAGAATATACTCTTCAATTAGAGCATTCTCTTGTTTCTTTGTCAAAATGGGAGGCTAAATGGAATATTCCTTTTTTGGCAAAGAATGAAAAGACAGTTGAACAAACTATAGACTACATAAGATGTATGACAATAACTCAAAATATTGACGATGATGTATATTATGGTTTATCAACAAAAAATGTAGAAGATATTAATAACTATATACAAGCTCCTATGACCGCTACTACCTTTAGAAAAGAAATAAAAAAGAGTAGTGAAGTTATAACCTCTGAACTTATTTATTATTGGATGGTTGCTCTTAATATTCCAATGGAATGTCAAAGATGGCATTTAAATCGCTTGCTAACCTTAATAAGAATTTGTAATATAAAGAACACACCACCTAAAAAGATGAGTAAAAGGGAATTAATGAGTCGAAACGCTGCTTTAAATGCTGCTAGGAGAAAACAATTAAACACTAATGGATAAAATAAGTTAGTTATATACTAACTTAAAGAAGTATACTATATTAGTAATAGTATGTTTCTTTAAGCTATTATAAGGAAGAGGTGAGTAACGTGAGTATTCTTCAAGGTAAATTTATATTAAAATCTAGAGGTAATTTTGATAATTTAACTGGTTTTCTAGAAAAAGCTAAAGAAAAAATAAAATTAGGAGAATTAGATAAATATGGTCGTGAAGGTGTAGAAGCGTTACAAGCAGCAACTCCTAAAGATACTGGTTTAACATCTAAATCATGGTCATACAAAATAGATAGATTAAATAATGACACGTTAATAATCTTATCGTTTCATAATTCTAATATTAACAAAGGGGTTCCAATCGCTGTAATACTTCAATATGGTCATGGTACTAGAAATGGAGGATGGGTTGAAGGCAGAGATTATATAAATCCTGCTGTAAGACCAGTATTTGATAAAATAGCAAGTAAAGCTTGGGAGGAGGTTCGTAATTAATGCCAACAATCGATCAAAAAGTAGTTGAGTTGAAATTTGATAATCGAGATTTTGAGAGAAATACTAGACAATCTATGTCAACTCTTGAAAAATTAAAAGAAAAATTAAATTTTAAAGGAGCCTCTAAAGGTTTAGAGGAAATAGAAAAAACATCTAAACAAATTTCATTTGAACATATGGAAAGTAGTTTGGCCGCTATTGAAAAGCGTTTTTCTACAACTGGTATAGTAGGTATGACTGTTATTCAGGAACTTACTAAAGCTGGTATGAATATGGCAAAACAATTTGCTGATTTTACAATAGGTGGTATAACAGAAGGTGGTAAAGCAAGAGCTACTAAAATAGAAAATGCTAAATTTCAATTACAAGGTTTGTTAGGAACTACTAAAAAAGCTAAAAAACAATTAGCAGATATTATGCAAGATGTTGATTATGGTGTTAAAGATACAGCTTACGGTTTAGATGCAGCAGCATCTGTTGCTTCTCAATTAGCTGCTTCTGGAATGCGTGCTGGTGAAGGAATGAGACACGCTTTAAGAGGTATTTCTGGTGTAGCAGCAATGACTAATAGTACTTATGAAGATATAGGTAGAATTTATACAACAATAGCTGGTAATGGTCGTTTAATGGGAGATCAACTATTACAATTATCATCAAGAGGTATGAATGTTGCTGCAACTTTAGGAAAATATTTACATAAATCTGAAGCAGAAGTAAGAGATATGGTATCTCATGGAAAAATAAGTTTTCAAACGTTTGCTGATGCTATGGATGATGCGTTTGGTCAACATGCTAAAGACGCTAATAATACATTAAATGGTGTCATATTAAATATAAAAGCAGCTTTATCTAGAATAGGTGCCGCTTTTTATCAACCTTTAATTGCTGAAAAATCACCATTAGTTATATTTTTAAATAGTGTAAGAGAAAGAATAAACGAAATAAAAAAAACTTTAGATCCTATAACAAAAGAAATAACAGATAGAATAAATAAATTTATTACAAAAGTAGATGCTTTATTTAAAAAATCTGCTAATATATTAGGATTTAAACCATTACAAAACTTTTCGAAGACATTAGTAGCAATGAAAAAACCTTTAAATGCTATATCTACTCCATTAAAAAGTGCTGCTAAACAATTTGATAAAGTTAGTCAATCTTTAAAACAATATGAAAAACTAATGAATAATACTATTCGTGGAGATTGGGGTAATGGTCAAGCTAGATATAATGCATTAACTAAAGCCGGATATAATTATTACAAAGTTCAAAATATGGTTAATGAAAAATTAGGATATAGTTTTAGATATTCTGATAAAGTTGTTGCTGCTAGAGATAAAGAAATAAAAGGTACTACAAAGGCGGTAATAGCTACAAAAGATTTAGCAAAATCAATTGAAACATTAACTGAAAAAGAAATGAAAGAATTAGGATTCACTAATGAACAAATAAAAGCTTTTTCAGAATTAAAAAAAATGTCTGATAAAACAGGATTATCAGTAAAAGAGTTATTAGATTTATTAGAACATGATGGTAAAAACGATAATTCCGTATTTAGTTCAAGATATTTATTATTTAATTCTATAAAAAATATAGGATTAAGTTTGGCAACCGTGTTGAAATCAGTTGCTGTTGCTTTCGGAAAAGTATTTAGTATAGATGCTAGTTCGTTATTTGATGGTCTTGCTGCCTTTCATAAATGGACTGAACATTTAAAAGATATGCTAAACGAAAAGAAAAATTTCGATAATTTAGTAAATACTTTTAGAGGTTTGTTTTCTATATTAAAATTAATAGGGGTATTAGTTGGATCTGGTTTCAGAATAGCATGGTTAATATTAACAACAGTATTAGATTCTTGTGGAATGACATTATTAGATTTTACAGGAGCTGTAGGAAATGTTATATCTTCTATTACAGATTTTATAATACATAATGATTTTTTAATAAAAGGAATAACATGGCTTGTTAGAGTTGTTGGAAATGTTATAAAAGCATTTCGTGAATGGACATCACAATATTTATCATTTAATTTATTAGGTGATGCTATTGTTGATGCTATTAATTATATTCAAGGAATTATAACAAGATTTATAGGTGCCATAAGAGGTAAAAACTCCTTTGGTGATCTTGGTAAATTTATAGTAGATGGATTAAAAAATGGAATAACCGATAATGTTGGAAAAGTATTAGATGCTATGTTATCTATGGGTAGAGATATGATAGCCGCTATATGTAAAGTATTAGGTATTCATTCACCATCTAAAGAAATGTATAATGTTGGTCAAAATACTATGAAAGGTTTATTCAATGGTATAAAAGACTTCGCAATATACATATATGATCTTATAAGAACTATAGGCGCTAAAATAATTGAAATTATAAAAGATATAGATATAGGCTCCGTTATAGTAATAGGTGTTAGTGCTCTAGGTTTATTAATAGCTAATAAAATCGCCAATGCTTTGGCTATTATTGCTAATGGAATAGTAGCTGTAAATGATTTTATAAATGCTGGTACAGAAGTGCTACTTTCTTTCCGCGATGCTATTAAAAGAGTATCGAGAGGTATACAATTTAAATTACTTGCAGACGGAATTAAATCTAT